TTGTATATCTCTTATAATAGGTTTACAAATCTCTTTAATATAAGAATCAGTAGTAGAAGAACCTGTTGAGTTAGTTAAGTCATATTCATTAGTATCATACTCTTTTAAGATTGTATTTATATCTTCTACAATACAAGTTCTTTTATTATTAAAATATTCTTTATATGATAAATGTATACACATCCAAACATCTATATTTTTAGAATTACAATAGTTTAGAATATCTCTAATGCTATCCGGGTTATCTTTCCAAGTATCAATATGGAATATGCATAAATTATTTCCTTTTAACTTATCAAATATTATTTTATTCGGATTTTTACATTGATATTTATTTAAATACTGACCATCTGCAAATTGAGAAGGTAGTTTATAATAATAAATTAACATTAGATCATCTAAATATTTAAAAATATTATAGGGAACTTTGGATGAAATACTCCAACTATAATTATAATTATTTGAACTAGTAAATCTTAATATATTTATCATGTTCTATATACCTAATGATTCTAAAATTGAATTTCTAACTGCCCATTGTGTAATACCCATAATTCTCTCAGTTTCTTTTTTGATTATGTATGAGTCTTGTTTATTAAAGATAGTCATGTAAATTTGAAAAGTCAAGAATGCGTCTAAATAAAAATCATCTTCTATTTCATTTAGTCTATCTGATTGTGTTAATAACATTCTTCTTTGACTTTCGGTTAGATTAATTCTTTTATATAAACTCTCATATCTAACTGAGTTTTTAAAAGCATCAAACCTTCTATGGTTAATATCTGGTGTATTTTCATCATTACCTAAAATAACTTCTCTTATTTTAGAGGATTTAATTCTATGACCTACTAAAGATTCAATTAATTCAATTTGCTCATCAAATGTTTCACCATTTAATCCAATAGAAGCATCTTCAGCAGCTTTTGTAACTCCATTAAGATGTTTTTTACACATACTAACAGCTTTACCAATTGAATAAAACTTATCAGACTGTAAACCAGAGTTAAAGTTTAATCTCCTAGATTTATCTGTTGAATTAAGTATATAAAAAGATTTTCTAAAATTAACTCCACCAATTTTAACTTCATCTGAAATAAGTTGAAGTGATTGTTGACCACCTTTTATATTTAGTATATAATGTGTTATATTAAAGTTATCTTCAATTATCTCTATTTTATCTTTAAGATATTTAGCTATATCGAATATTTCATATCTATTAGATACATTTGCGATTTTAATTACTTTATTATTATATTTAGTAATTACTTGACCCTCAATTTTTTCAATTGAGATTTTATCTAATTTTTGAAATAACTCTTCTTTATTATATCTTATCATAATTTCATATTTATACAAATATAGTGTTTATGTTTAACATAAACAACTTCAGTAATAATAAAAAAGAAAAACCTCACTATTTATAGTGAGGTTTTTCTATGTGTGTCTAATTATTTTATTTAACTTCTTCAAAATCAACATCACTAACTTCATCATTACCATCTGATGTGTTGTTTGTTGTTTCTTCGGTTGTTTGACTTTGTTCATACAATTTAGTTGAAATTGCACTCCAAGTCGAATTTAATTTATTTGTAGATTCATCAATTCTTTGAACATCTCCTTCAGAATGTGCTTTTTTCAATTCTACAAGGTCCGCGTTCAATTGAGTTTTATCCTCTTCTGTAAGTTTTTCATCAAATATATTTAATATATATATTATGATATTTTTAGAAAGTTTAGATGTTTATTTTATTTATTGTTTTTTAGACCCTAGAAAACCAGGTGATTTTATTTATGATGATTTAAAATTTGATTATGAGCCAATTTATATTGGTAAGGGTAAAGGTATTAGACCCAAGAGACATTTATTGAAAGTGGAGAAACTCCAATTTATTTAATAATAAAAGATGGTATATCCGAAAGTGATGCTTTTGTTTATGAGAAATTTTTTATAAATCAAATAGGTAGAATTGAAAATGGTGGTGTTTTGACAAATTTAACTGATGGTGGTGAGGGTCAGTCTGGATTTAAATTTTCAGAAGAATCTAAAAAGAAAATGTCTGATAGTAAATTGGGTAGAAAAGTAGGTCCTATGTCTGATGAAACTAAAATGAATATCTCATTATCAAAAATGGGTAAAGTTAGTTATAAGAAGGGTAAAAATTTGGAAGAAATCGTCGGTATTGAAAGATCAATTGATATAAAGAAAAGGCTATCTGATATTGCCAAGGAAAGGGTTGGTGATAAAAATGGTATGTTTGGTAGAAAACATAGTGATGAAAGTAAAGAAAAAATGTCAAAAAATACAATTAAAAAATTTGGATCAGATAATCCAAGTTTTGGTAGAGTGAGAAAAGAGAGTGAAAAAATATATGATACATGGGAATTGAGTAATCAAAATGGGGATGTTGTTGTTGTTGATAATCTAAGTAAGTTTTGTAAAGAAAATAATCTAAATCCAACTTGTATGAGAGATATATTTTATGGTCGAATGAAAAGTCACAAGGGTTGGATTAAAGTTTTAAAAATAACAAATAATATAAAAAAGAAAAAGATGGATTAAATCCATCTTTTTTCTTTATTTGACTTCTTCGAAATCGGTGTCTTGAACATCAGAATTATTATTAGTATTTTCAGAGCTCTGGTTTGAATTATTATATAATTTTGTGCTTATATCTGTCCATTTTTCATTAAGTGATGTTGTGTATTTATCAATATCTGATATATCTTCTCTATTTTTAGCATCTTTCAATTCTGATAAAATTTCATTTAATGATTTTCTATCATCTTCATTTAATTTATCTTCAAATTCTTTAATTTGTTTTTCGGTTTGGAAAATAAGAGAGTCAGCTGAGTTTACCTTATCAACTTTTTCTCTTTCAATTCTATCGGTCTCGGCATTCTCAATTGCCTCATTCTTCATTCGTTCTATATCTTCTTTTGATAACTGTGAACCGCCCTCAATTCTGATTTGATTTTTTTTACCAGTTGCTTTATCTTCTGCTGAAACCGATAGTATACCATTCGCATCTATATCCAAGGTTACGGACACCTGGGGAATTCCTCTTGGTGCTGGCATAATACCATCTAAATTAAATCTACCCAAAGATCTGTTATCTTTAGCCATTGCTCTTTCACCTTGTAAAACGTGTAATTCAACAGATGATTGATTATCAGAAGCTGTTGAGAAAGTTTCACTTTTCTTAGTTGGAATAGTTGTATTAGCTTCAATTAATTTAGTAAATACACCACCCATAGTTTCAATACCTAATGAAAGTGGAGTTACATCTAAAAGAAGTACATCTGTAATACTACCATTTAAAACCGCTCCTTGAATAGCCGCTCCTAAAGCAACAACTTCGTCAGGGTTAACAGATCTGTTTGGTTTTTTACCAACATAGTTTTCAATAGCATCTTGGATAGCTGGAATTCTAGTAGATCCACCAACAAGAATAACTTCATCAATATCAGATGTTTTTAATCCAGCATTTTTCAATGCACTTTTAGCACAAGCGATTGCTCTTTCAACTAATTTAGCAGTAAGTTGTTCAAACTTAGCCTTAGTTAATTTTTTCACAAAGTGTAATGGTAAACCATCAACTGCAGTGATATAAGGTAAATTGATTTCTGTTTCAGATGTAGAAGATAATTCAATTTTAGCTTTTTCAGCTGCATCTTTTAATCTTTGAAGAGCCATAGCATCTTTAGAAAGGTCCATAGAGTGTTCAGATTTGAATTCATCAACCATCCACTCAATAATTGCATTATCAAAGTCATCACCACCTAAGTGAGTATCACCATCAGTAGATTTTACTTCAAATACACCATCACCAATTTCTAACACAGATACGTCATGAGTACCACCACCACAGTCAAATACTAAAATTTTAGAGTCTGTGTTTTTCTTATCTAAACCATAAGCTAAAGCTGCTGCAGTTGGTTCGTTAATAATTCTCTCAACTTTTAAACCAGCGATTTCACCAGCTTCAATTGTTGCAGTTCTTTCAGCGTCACCAAAATAAGCTGGCACTGTGATTACTGCTCTGCTAACTTCATAACCTAAATAATCCTCAGCAGTTTTTTTCATTTTCTGTAAAATCATAGCTGATAATTCTTGAGGTGTGTAATTTCTATCATCAATTTTAACTGTTGGTACATTAGAACCATTAGATATTACTTCATAAGGAACTCTTTTAATTTCATCTTTACAAACAGAAAAGTCTTTACCAATAAATCTTTTAATTGAATAAATTGTTTTCTTTGGGTTTGTAACTGCTTGTCTTTTAGCAGGATCACCGATTTTTCTATCATTCTCAGTAAATGATATAATTGAAGGTGTTGTTCTTTTACCTTCAGAGTTTGCGATTACGATAGGTTGACCTCCTTCTACAACAGCACATGCACTGTTAGTTGTACCAAGATCAATTCCCAAAATTACATTGTTTTTGCTCATATTTATTTTTTATTTTTTTTTATTAATACATTGTCAAATAGTGTGCCAAAAATTTTTATGACTTTTTGTCAGTATATTTATTTCACAATTAAATATTATATAATAATGTTTAAAAAAGTTTTTAATGGTATTGATTAAGGAACAAAGTTAGTTTTAATATATAAGTAAAATAAATAAAATATATGAGGTATATTTACACATTATCGGATCCAATAACAATGGAGATAAAATATGTTGGACAAACTAATGAGACTAAAAGAAGATTTAATGATCACATTTCATCATCTATAAATGAAAATTCTGATTCATATAATACGTACAAAGCTAGATGGATAAGAAAGTTAATAAGTAATGATTTAATGCCTATTATTAAAATAATAGAGGAGTGTGAAAATTTAGATCAATCTAATTTAAGAGAAAAATATCACATTGATAAATTTACTAATGAGGGTTGTAGATTAACTAACTCATATGTTTCAGATGTTACAGAATTTTCAAAAGATACAAAAGAAAAAATGTCAAATGCTAAAAAAGGAAAAAAGTTAGAAGAGATTGTTGGTTTAGAAAAGTCAATAGAATTAAAAGAGTATTATTCAAAAAGAATGAAATTAAATAATCCAAATAAGACTTATGATCCTGAAGTTAAAGAAAAAATAAGTAATTCTTTAAAAGAATATTTTTCTAATCCAGAAAATCATTGGGCATATGGACTAAAAATGGATGATGATCATAATGAAAAATTAAGACAAGCTAAATTAAATAATCCAAAAAATGTTGGAAATAAGAAACCAAGAACTGAAGAACAAAAAGAAAAAATAAGAAATTCACTAAAAGGTGGAAAAGTAAGAAGAAGTGAAATTTTACAATATGATTTGGATATGAATTTTATTAAGGAATGGAAAAGTCTAAGAGAGATTGAAAGAAATGATTTAACATTGAGTAGAAGTCAGATTGCTAAATGTTGTAAGGGTATTAAAAATGCATATGCTGGATTTATTTGGATATATAAAGAATAGTGCCTATTCTGGCACTATTCTTCGTCTATTTCTTTATCAATAAAGAATAAAGAAGGGTCTCTTTCTTTTAAGAATTCTCTAGATAATAATAATTTTCTATTTTGATCGGATACCCAATCTTTAGCCAATTCATATACATCTTTACCCTTTGAGAGTGACATAACATATGCAAAGTTTTTATCTTTTCTATATTTTAGTGCAAATGTTTTTCTCATTAATTGTAATCTCAGTTCTCCATCACAATCTCTATCAACACCACCTTCTAAGAAAAGGTCATAAGATTTTAATATATCATCCACTTTTTCAGATATAGAATTTTTTATAACTGATATTATCTTTTCTATTCTTTCATGAGCTTCAGACTCCTCTTCTGGTATTTGCCCTAAAATATCGTCTATTTTATCATCTAAGATATAGTTTACTAATATATGTTCTCTCCACAAATCATTAGTAAGTAATCCATGTCTCTCACAATACCAAGATGTTTTTATCTTAATAAATAAACCATTTTCAAATTGAACTATCCAACCTTCTTTATCTTCAACAGAGTGTGATAGTTCAACCAATTCATCTAAAGTCGAAATACCAGATGGTGCAACTCTTACTGAACCTATTTTATCAGAATAATTAGAAAGGTCTAAATA